GTTGTAGGCGCTCCAGGGCGCGCCTGAGGGTGTCTATACCTTTCTTGCTCAGAAAAGGCTGGTTTGCCGGATCGTGACGGATCAGCGCCAACGCCTCCTCCGCCAAGCTCGGAGGCTTGGGGCGGCGTGCGGCGCGGACTTCATCAACAAAGGCAAATCCTTTTTGCTCCAGCCACTCACAGCACGCCTCCAATTCCTGGTCGGCGCCATGCCTCCAAGCAATAACAATAATCTCTTGCGTTGATAAAGGAAGATTGTTCCACTTGTCAACCAGCTCCAACGGTGGGGTGATGGAATGTTGTTGATTAGTCATCGAGCTGCTCCAGTACAGCGCGGATAAGCTTGTAATTCTGGATGCTCAGCTCAGCTTGCTCTTCATCTAGGGCTTCAAGCGCCTGCTCTTTCAAGCTCAGCGTCTTTGGTCGGCGGGCGGTGCGAAGATTGGCAGCAAGCTCCCACTGACCTTGCGTGGTCGTTAGCCACACACAGCTCGCATCGAGTTCAGCTTCAGCGCCCCATTGGGCGGCACGGGCGGCAATGCGGCGTATTACCTCAGGGCCGCCTTCATCGCAATCAATCCACTGCTGCACCAGCTCCGGCGGTGGGGTAATGGGGTGTTGTTGGTTAGTCATTAGTCATCATCTCCATTGTCAGGTGGAACAAGAGTGGTTAATGCTTGGTACTCACCCCAGGTAAAGGACATGCGTTGTTCACCAGCTTTAGTGCTAAGTTGAACATCAAAGCCTTCACCGTTATACCAGTGAGTTACCTCCATAAAGTCATCTGCTCCAGCAAATAAATCAAAGGGCTGGAGCAATACAAATGACCCATCACGTTTGTATTCTTTGATGTCATAATCTTTTGAATCAGCCATAAACTACAGAAACAACAATAAATGAAATGCCACAGATAATAAAAATAATTAGCAATGTGTCCATCAAAAGAAAAGACCCCGACTTGCGCCGGGGATCTGTCAGCAGTTCAAGTGTAGCTTAAGCAGGCTGAACACTAGTGTCAATGGGCGGCTGCCCTGTACCAGATTCCTTAAGCTTGTCTAGCATTTCAACCATGATGGTGGCATGCAGCTGTGTCTGCTCCATGAAATGCTTGGCACGATCAGCTGAGATGGTATGAACATTGCCATTGGGTTCTACATAACGCCAGCTGCCATCAGGTTGTGGATCACCCTGGAGCGCAAGACGTTCTGAGTTGTGGACGTACCGCAACTCAATGTTGTGATAATCCTTAAGTCCATCTTGTGCAGTCCATGTAGCACCTACGTTGTAGCGCTTGTCTTCATCACTGAAGGCATGGAACTCAGGAATGATGTACTTAAAGCAAGCAAAGATTGACATGATGTTGAAGTTGTTATGTGGGTTGGTAGGGACAGAGAGACTTGAACTCTCACAGCCAATGGCCTACGGATTTTAAGTCCGTTGCGTCTACCTATTCCGCCATGTCCCCATCACTTGGACTTATATCAACTGTAATTGCAGTTGAATGCCAAGTGTGATCATGAGGCAATGGCTCAGTACCATAGTCCCATGTGTCGTAGTCATCCTCATTACGAGGATCTTCAATCAGTACATAGTGTGGTGAGTGATCATGAATGTATTCACCAATGTTTGCCATTGCCATGGCAAGCAGCTGTTCATCAGTGTAGTCAGGCATGAAAGAAAAGGCCACCTATGCCAAGCATACGATGGCCTTGCTGTGGCTTCAGCTCTTAGATGCTAGCTCAGCATCTCTGGCTTTCAATGCCTGACTGAATGCAGTTGTATACAATTCTTGTTGTTCAGGTTTAAGTGATGTGTTGGATACCCCCTTAATTTGATTAACATTCATGACGCCATTGTTGACATCTAGCTGGATGGTAAATACAGGCTTGTTATCAATCATGCACAGTACAATGAAATGTTTCTTCTTGCGTACACCTTCTGCATAGCCTGATGCAGAGCCAACGCAGTTACGTACTGCCTGGCCCCAAGCTGCAAGTTGATGTGTATCAATGGGCTGAAAGAATGTCCATGTTGATTCACCAAGCATAATCTTGATTGGTGTTGGAAACAAATCTTGTGGTAATGATTGGTTCTCATTGTTTAGTTTCCATGCGGTTGATTGTACATGGTCATGAAACTCTTCAATACGCCAGCGGCTAGGCGGATCAAATGTATCTTGCTTGTTAAGTATATTAGTTAGCATGTTCATAGTGTCACGCCATTCATGCAAACGATATGTGTAATGTTGAATCTCTCTATCAAAATACATATTGCCTGCTAATTCTTTAGCGTATGACTTCTCAACTATCTTAAAGAATGATGCAACAGGCATGTTATCTTTCAACCACTTCTGAACTAGGTTACTTGCGTATGAAAAACAATTACCACCAGCAATCAATGCAGACATATGTGATTGATAGTAATCAATAGGACAGTCATCCCATACACTATGAATGCCATATATTGCAGTCAACAAAGCAATGATTGTTTTCCATGGCGCAGCAACTAGCTTTGAATCTGTAATTGAACTATCGTTAATACGCGTCATAACTAATGCACATTGTTCTTCTATCCATTTCTTAAAGAATGGTGTATTAATAATGTGCTTGATCTTATCTAATCTTTTATACTCATAGCCTCTGCTATAACCCAGGCCTTCATGGATTACATTGTAGTCAATCAAGTTAAGCAATGATTCATGTGATGGTACCCAACTGTTCTTATCAACCGTATTCCAATAGGAACTGCTAACGTCTGAATAACTAATCAGCAATGATGCAATGCAATGTTGATTACGAATACGTTCAAAGATCTCACGGCTATCTTGCCACGTAGGTATAAACAATGACAATGAGTTGGAGAATGCATTAATACAATTGCGTCGCATCTCACCAGACTTTTGGTAATACGTTGGCACACCAGCTAGGTTCCATCCGTATTGCAGTTCGCTTGATGGCATTGTCTTGATCTGCTCTAAAGTAACTGTCTCACCATAGGTGTAGAAAGTTGAGCGACCATACTTAACTTCTTGATGTTGATCTATCTTACTTTTTACTGCATGCGCCATAGCCTTGCGTGCAGCTTCAGTATTCTTGAATGCATATCGATAACCATATACATACTTATCACGTTGGTCAGCAGGTGGAAGCCATGCTGCATACCAACATTGTTCGTAGTAATAGATAATGGCATAAACAATATTTGTACGTTGATAATCAATCATTTCAAACCTGTTAAACGCATAATAACGAAACTTAGCAGCCATGCGATTGATACGTTCAATTGCAGTAGCAAGTGTATCTTTAGATACAATATCCACTGGGATTAAATCGTGTGGGTTACCAAGTGGATGTGTTGTCTTTTTAGTTGCTGGAGCAGCAGGTTTCTGTTGCTTAGCCAATGCCTTAAGGCTTGGGTCATAAGCAAGCAGCTCGGTTTGCAGATTGTCAGGCAGACGGAATTGCATGGTTGGTTTGGATTGAGTTTGTAGTGTAGGTCAGTTTAACGTCATGACCTAGGACGTGTGATCAGTTCTCTATTTCTTCATCTTCATCATCGTCTTCACGCCATTCATCTGCAAGTATTGCAGAATGTGTATCATCTGCTGCATCATCAAATGCTGCAGCTTGCGTTGGTGACACATAGAATGGCAGCTGCTTAGCAAACCCAGTGGCAAGGTAAACCCTACCCCTGGGACCACGCAGTACAATGTACCAGCGTTTGAATTCTATTGAAAAGCCAAGCATTAGTCTAAACTCCAATCGGATGTGTCAACCAGTTGCCATTCAAGATCCAACTGATACAAGAAATGGCAGAAGCCATCTTCATCAGTAGGAATCTGTTCGTCATCAGCCAGCTGGAAAGAAGCTCTGCATAATGCAGGAGCCCATTCCTCGGGGTCTGTATATGTTGCACGGTATAAAAGACGCATGTCTTCAACCATTGCTGTAACTGTGACATCAGATCCATTGATCGTAGTCTCTTCAATTGCAAGGACAGTGCATGCCATCAGTTTGACTCCGTGTAAGCAACGATACGATTGTCGTACTTGTAGATGTTGCAACGATACTTAGTCCAAGCACGTACCGTCTGGAACTCTGCAGTAAAGCGTTCAGCATCTGAGAGATGCTCCTCTGCTCTGCGCATTGCGCAGTTAGCAAGATTAACTCTGTCAAACAAAGTGATTTGATCCATGGAATTGAATTGGTAGGTGAACAGACCTGGGACTTACACCGCAAGGATGCCCAGATCTTTAGAATAATTTAATGTTGTCAGCAAACAATTTATCTTTAGTTAATTGATAAACACTTAAAGCTTCTTCATAAGAATCAAAACGTTTATGTAAAATACTTTTACCTTGAAAACTTAATTGTGCTATCCATTTATTCCTCGACTTACAATAAGTAACTCCTTTAACATCTTTATTAAGATTATTCAGAGATCTACTAACAAGTCTTAGATTATCAAGTTTGTTATTTGATGTGTTGCGATCAACATGATCAACATCACAGTTGTTTGGAATTAAACCGTTATTCATTACCCAAATAATTCGATGTTCTTTGTACAAACGTCCATCAATACGCACAACTCTGTAGCCTTTAGTTGTATAACAACCGGCTTGTTGTTTTGCATTGTTGCAACGTTTACCCGGCTGAGGCAACCAATGAATGGTTCCTTGATTAAAATCATATCTAAGCAAAGAATTTAAATATTCTTGCTCAGGAAGTTTAATTGGATTCATAAAATTCGAATACCTCGTTTAGACAATCCTGTACCAGGCAATGCCACTGACGCACGTACACCTGAGTCACGTGCATTCAATGTTACCTGGAATGGACCAAGCTTGATCGACTTGGTATAAGACTTAACACCATGTTCTGTAATGTTAAATCCCAGGATTGTCTTGTCAAAATTGATTGATGATTTCTTAGGCATTGGGATTTGTGTTCATTTCGGTAACAATGAACCTAAGTTCAAACGACTCTGGCTCGTGCTCCGTTGGTTCTGTGTAGGTAGCTTCAAAACCACCAGAGCTACAGCATGTGTCTTCTATCGATGAGAACAATAGGTTTGTTGCCATTGCTTTCATACGAGCAATAGTAGGTACATGCATCTCTTTAGTATTTGGATCTCTCCATTTCCAATCCAATGCCTGCATAGTGATTAACACCTTTTCAAATTTGAAAGAGTTAATGACTTGTTCAATGAGCTTGTGTGTAATTGTCATGGTTGTTACTGAAGTTCATCAGGGAGTAACATCTGCGTATCTTCATCATCCATATTGGACATAACAAACTTTTCTCCATTGGGGGCAATAAAGCCCCCAATGAATCCAACACCTGACTTATCTGCTTGTTCTTTAAGGTGAGCAACTAGACGCATAGCAGCAAGTCGTTGGTTATCTATTGAATCAGGAATACGTAATTGATCAGACATGAGTGAAGTGAAATTAGATAAGTGAACGAGGGTAGTCTATCAAGGTAGTCAAGGGTTGTATCTAATATGTAATGGTTAGATACATAGGTTTACCTTATAGAAATAAGGGTGCCCCCCTGGTACCCTCTGGGGGTCTGGGGGTACACCCTTTACTCATGCTGTGAGTGATACTACTCAACTCATGAGTGCAACTCTTGGTGTTGCTTCCATGCTGCTGCATGCCGTTCATCAGCAGTCAGTGGTGGTTCACCTGTCAGATAATCATCTGATGGCTCACCCCACTCAGTTGCTTTCTCAAGCAAACCAATAGCTTCAAAGATTAGCTCTGGTGCTTCATATGGAAGTTGTAGGTACATGTGGTCACGCTTCTCTTCTCTTGCAATAATTGCTTGCAGTTCTTTGATGATCAGGTTAATGCGTTTGGTTTCACTCATCTGAAGCATAACCTCATTACCGTTATGAGAACGGAATACTTCTGGTTCAAAGTGCAGTTGATCTTGCGGCATAGTGTTGTTCTGGTGTGAATGGATTGTAAACTCTGGGACTTACACCTTACGGATGCCCAGGCTTATCAAGTTCTAGTTGTTAGATCGTTCTTGTCAATAGGTAGGTTGTACTGCTTGCATCGCGCAGCTTTCTCTGCACGTTTACGTCTGAAGTAACCAGGACTAATCTGATCTTCAAACTCAGTTAGTCTCTTGGTTAAACGTGCAATTGATTCTCTGTACCACTGAGTTGTGTTATCCATCAAGTCAGGGTCTCCAGTCTGCATGATGTCATTCAACCTTCGTTGAAAGTATTCAATGCGTCCTTCAAACAGATGGATGATTAGCCACCAATCATCTTCGCTAATGTCTTTGAATGTGACATTGTGTAGACCTTGGGGATAATCTGGTGAAGGCCCATCAGATTTCTTGGTGCGTCCCATAGTCCTAGTTGTGTTGTGTTAGCTGTGTACTTAGGACTTACATCACATAACACTAGTGTGATAATGTGAATGCCTAAGTGTTAGATCATGCCCAGTATACGCAGCCAGCTATGCGGATGATCTGGTTCCACCTCATCTTCACCTGGTGTCATGCATACGGAATCAAACGTCCATTCCTCGATTTCTTCCATCGTTGGAACTGGAGTCCATTCCTTACACCACATGATGTGAGGCCAGCCATCACGCATCTCAACCTTACGGTTGCACAGTGATGTGTCCACTGGTTCTGCAGCTTCTTCTGGTGTCATGGGCTGATAGCCCATTAGATCACCAATCAGTTGTTGCTCAAGGGATAGTGCCATGGTGTTGTGTTAAATAGCAGTGGGTTGTGTAGCAGGTAGGCCAGTATCTATCTGGCATTACCTGGTAATTACTTTGGATCTTGAATGATCCAGCCAGTGTAATTATCTGAGCTTCTATCCACAGTTATAAGCTTCTTCTCTTCTAAAGCTTCTATCGCACGCAAGTAGTCTTGCATGCGGGTTGATTGCATTGGCATCTTTGGAACAAAGCATACGGCATGCTTGTTCTTCTTCTTATGATTCAAGTAGTACAGATATAGATTACGCTGATTGATTGTGAGGTTCTGTCCGATTGTTTGCATTGGCATTAGCAATAGTAAGGACGTTCTTGTGGGTACGGCTTGGCGTACTCAACGTCGAAGTTAACACACCAGGCGTTCCATCCGAGATAGTCTTTGCGATTACCAAGTTGCTCTTCGGTTTCCGCTTCGGCGCGGATGGCTTCTCTGATTGCTTGCTTCTTGGAGAAGACGCAGATCGTCTTGAGCGGCCAGCCGGTTTCGTAGTACCAACCTCCTTCTTCTGGTCCTCCGTATGCAGTGTTGCATTCGTAGACACAGATGGTGGTTGGTTCTCTGCCAACACACTCTTTGAATGTGTTGTAGACAGCGATCCACTTACGTGCTGCTGCTGTTGATTGCTTGGTGCTAGACATGATCCAATCTCCGTGATGATGAGTGAAATGATTGTGAGCAGGATGATGATGATGTCGCCATCATCCCATGCTTGCTCAAAGGTGTAGTCATGTTTGGTCATCATAAACCTCCGGTTGGTTGAGTTCTTCCCTCATTGCTTCTTCTTGCTCATAGGCAAGATCAGCTAATGCATCTAATGCATCAGAAGGAATGTCATTTTCAAATTGATTTGGATCCATTGCAGTAAACTTGTGTGAGTTGTAAACAACCTGGGACTTACACCATAAGGATGCCCAGGTATTAACGATGCATCAGGCGGTTACCAAACTTGAATGGGTAACCAGAATCACCTGATGGTTCCTTGTAAGACTTGTAGGTTACAATACGCCACACAGATGATATCTCAATGCGATAGTCACCTGCAATGGAATGTAATGTCTCACCTAGTGCTTTGCGTTTTCTGATGTCAGAGATCTGATCATCAGATAGAAAGCCACGTACACGTCCACGTTTCACCGGATCTTGTGTCAGTGGTGGACGTTGTCTTGTACGTTTGAGTGCAGCTGGAATTGAACCAGGCTTGCAATTGACAATCTGTGCGATTGTGTCATAGCAATAACCCTGTGTTCTCAGCTGCCAAATACGATCTTCTTTGAGGATCGAAATACGTCCTTTCATAGGAGGAGTTGTGATTTGCTGGGACTTACACCATGTATATCCATGGATGCCCAGCAGTTAATTGGATTCCTGATAAACGTTAGTTACCTGGAATACTAATAAAGCTCATAGGTATAAATACCTACCAGCCCAGTCAGCTCTGCGTAGACACTCAGCAAATGAAGTGTCATCCAGCAGATTGTACCTGACGTGCTTAGCAGGTGCTTTCCAGCTAGCTGGTTTGTACATGGCACCAGTCTGACGACTGATGAATGCATGCACCGATGTACCAGTACCTTGCCTCATAATGAGCTTGTAATACCTGGTACCTTTGCGAATCTCAAAGGACAAGTAATGAGTATCACTTGGATGTCCATAGTTTCGTCTGCTGTATTCATCAAACTGTTTGATGAGTGCAGTAATAAGCTGCTGCAGACGTTCTTCAATTAGTGCAGTGTTAACGCTTAATGTTGTCATGGTTCTGTGTTGAGTTGATGTTGGTAATGTCAATGCCTACCAGTGCAGGCACTGTAATGCAGGCAATGACAAGTGCAAAGGCAACAACCATCACCTGACTTACGGCTCGAGTCTTAGGAGACTCACCATAAGAATCGAGGTGTACATAGCGGTTGTTGCCTAGATAAACAATGTGTTTCATGTCAAGCATCAAGAATGTAACGGCATGCAGTTAAACGATTAGGTATTCTGTAATCTTCTACCTCATCAGATATTATCCATTCACCTCCTATATCTATACATAAACAACAATGTCCAGTTTCAAAATACTTCTTGATTTGCTCTGGTGTTGCTACCCAGTGCATATATATTGCACTGGATGTGCACGTTATGTAATAGTCGCTTTGAGAAATACCAAACTCAGCACAAGCTTCGTCGATATCATGTTGATCAATTGATAATCCCATGTGTTGAGATGTTGGGTAAACTGTGTGCAGGATGTTGAGTCCTGCAGAAAACCCACCCATCTAACGATGGGCAGGGTTTAGTGCAGAAATCAGAATGGAATTTCTTCCAGCGTTGGCACAGCTGTTGCTACTGCCTCAGGTTTCTGCTCTGGCTTGGAACCAAAGACATAACCTATGCAACGGACCTGTAGCTCAGGATGCTTCAGTGGTACAAGCTCATCCTCTTTCATGTAGAAAGCACGGATGCCCTTGATGTTACCACTGATGGTAAGCTCCTGACCAACCACAAGGTTACCGTTGCGGTAGGCAGTTAAGAGACCGTTGCCATTCGTAAAACGAATCCGTAGATCCGTTGTCTCAGACAACGTGTGCATCAACGTAACAGCAAGAAATTCTTTGCCGTCATAATTGACAGCTTCCATGTATGCAATGCGTCCGTGAAAGACGACTTGCTGGAAGTCTGCATACTTCTTGATGGCTTCAGTCATGGTTAGTGCTGAGTTGTGCTGTGGTGTACAGGATGTTAAGTCCTGTAGAAAACCCACCTATCACATGGAATAGGTAGGGTTAAGTACAGGAATCAATCCTCGTGGTTCTTCAACCACTTGATGAGTGCACGGTTTAATTCAACCTTGCGCTCCAAGATCACCACAAAGGGTGTAAGTTCCTGGAACTCTGCTGTCCCATCTTGCCACTTGAAGTAAAGATCAAGTGCTGCCTGACGGCAGTCCTCAATCTCTGCATCAATAGCAGGATGGGCAGGCGTTGAATCCCTACGTGCCAGCAACCTGGCATCTTGGGTCAACAGATATTCAACACTTGCAGGAGACATAGTCCTAGTTGGGTTGAGTTGAATTGGTGCAGACGTGAGGTCTGCAGAAACCCTTGTGTTACCACAAGGGAATGTGCAAACGTCAGTGCTTGTCTAAGTACTTATCAGCAATGCAGTAGTAGCTCTCACCAACTACACTCCTAACCATCACAAGTGAATGATTAGGTTTGCTCGGACATACAGCTATCTGATGCTTGTTGATCATCTTCTGTCCAGCAATGGACAGAAGAAAGCCTAGTCCGTTGCCAATAGCAATGGCAACTACTGCTCTAGTAAAATCGTTCTTCACTTCTTGGCTCCAGGGATAACAAATGCAGCATCATTAGGCATGATGAGTGCAGCCGCACGAATGCGGTACTCATCTACCTTCTCATTAAGCTGCTGCTTGGTAGGTACCTTGATCTGCTCCACTACTGATGCAGTAGCATGGAGCAAACCGCCAATGTTCTTACGAATGTTGAGTGCAGTCACGAGTTAAGTTGTGCTGTGGGATACAGGATGTTGAGTCCTGCAAGAAACCCTGATTACTCAGGGCTTGATGCAGAAATCAGAATACAACAACACTTTCGTGCTGCATCCATTCATTGAAAGACATTGCAACCAATACTGGTTTTGGCACTTCGGCTCCGCAGTCGGCATGAAGTTGCCACTCCTCAGCCAACTGTAATACTTGCTGAGCAGCCGCCTCCTCAGTTGCATGCATACCAACAACGTTGCCGTTGGAAACAACAACGAAACAGTTCTTGATCATGGACATTGACTTGAGCTAAGCCACCCTCAGTGGGTGGCAATAACTGGGGCAGGGTTTGCACCTGCCCACCCGCTTGTACGGATCAGCTGTCAGCAAGTTGCATAACAACAATGCTGAAAGTAAGGAAGAACCGTGAGCGATAATCGCAGTGGCGATCACCACACTCACAGGGATTGGTTTCCCAATCTTCTTGTTCCTTTACAATTGCTTTGGCTTGCAAAACAGCCATAGCTTCTTCTGCACTCTTACGAGTGGGATAAAGCCTATTGTTGTGCAAGCTATAACAGCCGTGGTCCTCAGGACAGCAGCTTTCAATTGCAAAGAGTTCCACAGGAATCTCCTGCGTGTGCGGTGCCTATCTCCGCTGGAGGCAATAACGGCGCCAGGGATTTGCACCCTGGTCAAGACCTTCACGCCGCTAAGTTATCAAATTCGATAACCGTTGCCAATGCACCAATCACGGTGCACCTGATCAGCCTCCTTGGGCCAATCATGGTTAAGACACTGCTTAGCAGTAGCCTTATCCAGCTGATGAACCACCAGCTGGGATCCAACTCCCAGGATGGTTGCATACACAATCATCGACACGCCAAAGGTTTTAGCGTTAAACATGGATCTTTCCACGGTGCGGTGCCTATCTCCGCTGGAGGCAATAACTGTGGGAGGGTTTGCACCTCCCAACCCGCTTTGACGGATCAGCTCTCCAGCATCTCGTCCACGTAGGACTTAATGACCTGGAGCTGGTCTCGATTAAGTGTCTGGCTACGGCCATACTCAAGCAGATCAAGGATCTGCAGCATGACGTTATTGCCAGCCTCTTCACGAGACGGCACGCCACACATGTCAAAAATCTCATCACGTGACATCTCAGTGATGTCAACGCAACCGACTTGACGCACGGTGGCGATAACGGTGTTGGTCACGATGTTCTCCTGGTGAGCTTGGACTTACACTGCGGAATTGCAGCTGCCAAGATCGTGAACGACCGCCGAGTTGTCTGCTACGTTTAACGTCCAGCTCGACGTAATACTGAGTGGGGAATCGAATCCCCCGGCATCACACCTGGTACTCAGAACGGAATGTCATCCATTAACGCAGGATGCTCCACCTTCTCCATGTGAATGTTGTCAAGGCAATCATCCTCCCAGCGCCACGCACACATACAGGCTTCTTCCTGTGTGACAAAGAGGCGCTTCATGGTATAGTCACCTTCGTCAGCTGTAACTAACCAGTAAGTCATGGTGTTAACTGCAATGAAATGTCTGCGTTTATAGGATGCGCAGCCCCCTGTTAATCCCGACCTCAGGCATCGGAATTTAACTATACAAAAACTTAGACTGTCTTCTTCCAGAAGACGATCCTTACACCCAAACCCATCGCGCGCGATACGAATTCGTATCAGGAATGGGGGAATAAACGCGGGTGAGGGCTACATAAACCCCTGGTTGCCCAGGGGAAGAGGTAACCTTCAAACCTTGTGGATGCTGATCGCCTTAATACCTGACTCAGTATTGTAAATACGCATGCTCAGCTTCTCGCCTCGCATGTCACACACAACACTGAACAGATACTTGGGCGAACACACTCTCCTGACCTCGTGGTACATGAACTCGGCTGAGTTAAACTCCTCGAGCAACGTGTACGCCATCTCCACATATTTGTGGAAAAGCTCCGCGTTCTGCTCGGTCGGTCGCTCGCCTACATTCAAGCGCCAGTCATACTGCCAGCGACGGATTGCGTTGGTTTCCATGGTACGGAATCGTGTGGATTGCCTGCGTGGTACGGATGCGCAGCCCCCGTTAAACTTACTTACCCACCCACCCTTTCTTTTTTTCTTCCCACATTTCACTTCGCTCGGGTGTTGGGAGAAGCGCCAGATAAATTTTTTTCCTATTTGGGGTATATAAGAGCCCCTTCCCAAATAAAAACCTTTATTTATGTAGTGTTTTATACAGACTTACCCAAACTTTTCAACAAAAAGCCGGGGTGTTATCCCCGGCGTTGATTACTTATCGTATTTATACCCTATTCACCTTTGCTTCTGCGGTAAGCAAGGGTTGCTTGCTTTGCTTTTTGGAAGGATTCTTCATCAGGAAGTTCGTATGCAAGGCTTTTTCTTGCTTCTGTAACAAAATCACGTACCTCTAGCGAGTCTTTACCGGACTTTGCCATCTCCATCGCCTTATTTTTAATAGCTTCTAGCCCTTCTACTCGCTTCTGCCTGGTACCGGCGTCCATTTGTTTTCTAATTCCTGCTTACTTTTAAGTCTATACCATCCTAAAATACAAATATTGGTCATATTAAACAGATAAGGCTAGCCATGGTACTTGCACCTGCTGATTTCTACGCCTACAGCCGTGCCACAGGTGTCCCGGTACCAGAAGATCCGGAAGAAAGGGCTCAGATGGCCCCAGAAGTCCTTGCATTCCGCCGTAATCAGCTTGTTGCCCCCCGCGAAGAGTCAAATCTGCTCCAAAACCTTGGCCTTGCGGCGGCAGGCTTAGGTCTTGCAGGTCTTGGAGCCTTTGGTGCTACGCGTTTGCTGCGTCGCCAGCCAGCTGCAGCAGAAGGATTAGTTAGTGGCCGTCAATCAAGTGAAGAAGCAGTTCGTGAAATTGCTAATTTTAACAAAGAAACGCCTGTTCAACCAAGCAAAGAGCCTCCTGTTGGAGCTCAAGATAATCTCACTTCGTTTTTACGTGATTTAAGGGAACGCGAAGAACTTAGGAGTATTCCACGTCCTACAACTCCTTATCGACCTGGTTCTATTGCCGATCGTGTAGCACGGCAAATGCTTGAAAGTTCTGAAGAACGTAATCCAGAATCCCCCTCTTATATTTCAAAGCTAAATGAACGGAAAGCTGTTCGTGCACAACAAAATCAAGAACTTGCAAATACTGTAAGAAATGCTCTCCTTAGTGGAGAAGAGCAAAGTGGGTATGATTTATCTACGCCACAAGTAGAAACAGCTGGTAAGTCAGCACAACAAGCATTAAATGAGGCAAAAGAACGCAGGCAACAACGTCAACCAGCACCAATAACACGTGATTGGAATCAAAAACTATTTGATGATCGTGGCATGCTTCGTACCGAGGTGATTCTTAATCATCTTGGAGATGATAATGTTGTGCCTCGTTCAATAGCACAACAGTTAATGTCTAGTGCAATAAAAGATGCTAGAGGAAACGTTCTTTCCTTCAAAGATTCAAATGCTGTTTTTACAGCTACCCGTCACGTACGTGAAAATCTTTTAGCTCATGATTATCAAGACTCTATTAAAAATTATTTGGTCACAGAGCCAGGAGATTATCAAGCTATTCAATCGCGTGGTTTTGGTTGGTCTGCAAAACCTGCTTTGCAAACAGATGTTGTTACTGTGCAAAGAGGAGAAGAAGGCAAACCTGAAGTTGTAAATATATCAAGGAGAGCTTCTGGCAAATTTGACGTTAGCGATTACGAACCTTTATATCTTGATGAACATGGTAATTTAATCCGTAAATCGGATATTGGCACAAGTGGCACACCAGATGCTTCGACGGGAACCGGCATTGGAGAAGAAGTAGGGCAAGCTGTTGCTTTTGTTCCTAGGGAAGAAGTAGCTAAATTTGTTGCCTCCCCTGGTGCCACAGGTTCCGGTACCGAACGTTACAAAGGACAGGGTGTTGGATATGCCATTGGCGGCGTAAAAGAATTTGGAGGCAGCTCGGGCACTGGTACTTCTGGTGAGGTTAATTCCTTGCCTGTTTTATCTGTAGATGAACATATTCAGCAAGGCTTTGTAGGCCAATCTTCAAGTGGTAATATCTACGCAAAAGTAAAACCAGTTTCTTTGGTTGGAGATTCTCGTTTACAAACAAGACTTGATCAAGAGTATGGTAATTTCTTTTATAAACATCCGGTTACTGGAAAATACTGGCAATCACCAGAAGAAGCTGCTGCGTTTGTAAATCAAGTTCATGAACAGTTTAATCAAAAACAACTTGGACAAATCAATACGCAACTTCAAACAACTGAAGTTTATCGCGGCCCATTAGAAGTTGCTTTGTCGGATCCAGCGGGAAGACGGCGTAAAACTTTTGTTGATCCTTATCAGCGTTTGTCTGCTACTGATGAGTCAACTTTGTCTTCTCAAATGCAAGACATTCTTTTACAAAAAGGCGTGATTCAAGAAACACAAACAGAAGAAGGTGCTAAATATTTACGTCAAACTCGTTATTCGGTTCCTGAAATTATTGATGGACAAGAAACAAAGGCGTGGACGCTTGGTCTTGGTCATGTTGGTCAGTTTGAAACTACCCTAGAACAAGGTAAGCGTAATAATTATGAATATTTACAGGCTGTACAAAATGCATACGAATCATTAACCGGCAATCGTTTGGCAGATCTTGATCTTGCTATTACGCTTCATCAGAAAAAAGGTGGTCAATTTCTTGGAGGACCCTCTGCTAACCCCTACTTAAATAAAGCACTTACAATTGCTAATACTATTACTCAAGTTGCAGAACCTACGCGGCAACGAGTTCTTGAACCTGGTGCAACAGAACAATTGACTGAGCGTTATGGTTTGGGTGCTAGCGTTTCCGAACGTCCTTCTCGTACTTTACCTTCAAGGCAACGTACTGTTCCTTTAGTTTCTGCATCTTCTGAGCCTGTTTATGAATGGAATGAAGAAAAAGAGATAATGGAGTACATTGGTGATCAAATAAAATATCGCACAATAAATAAAGAAATTTCTCCTGAAGAAATAGGTGGTAGGCGACTTGCTGCTGCAATGCTTGACTATCGCGAAAGATCTGGTCAGCCAATGAGGCGTACTGACTTTTTGCAGATGTCTTTAGATATTGCAAATCAAGAAGGTGCAGATCCACTAGACGTTCAACGGCAGGCGATGTTATCTGCAAGAGGCTCTGGACAAGCTCGTGCCACTGGTCGAATGATGCAAGAAGGTCGACGTGGCTTGTCGGCTATGGATAGAATTTCCCCTGCTGAAGAAGTTGCTCAAACTGTAGCTGCTTATGATTTTGGAGAAACTGTCGGGGGAGATATTGAGGCCGCCATTCAAAGCTCACGTGCTCTTGAGATTGATCCTGAATTAGCTGCACGCCAAGCCGCACGCGCTAAAATAGAACCACCCGGAGCAACAGAAACATTTTCTGTCGATGATCAACGGGTTTCTGAGCGCATAGCACATGCGCTCAGTCAGGCGCACGCACAAAAACAACGTCGCTTAGGTAAACGTAGTAAGCGTTAATCATGGCTGAAGAAAACAAAAAGGATAAAAAAGATAAGAAGTGGATCCAGGGGATGGACATGAAGGAAGGTGCCTTTACTGCTAAAGCCAAGCGTAAAGGCATTACTACTTCTCAACTTCAAGAAAATGTCTTGTCTAATCCTGAGAAATATGATGAACGTACTGTTAAACAAGCCAGGTTACGTAAGACGCTGGTAGGCTTACACAGTAAGAAGAAATCTAAAGCTGCTGAAAGCTGATGGCTCGCGACGCAAGGCTTGATCTAGGACGTTACATTCGTAACCCCTTTAACAAGAACTCAGCCAACAATAAAAAACTAGACTTTGATGACCTGTTTCGCTCCAAACCAGAAACAGGTGATTATCCCTGGAACCCATCAAGATTTGATCAGGTAGACCTTGTAAAACGTGCAATGACACGTAAGGTTACCTTAAACCCTGATTTGAATTTTGTTGGTAATGCACCTTTTTTTGATAACAATCAAGAGGTAACACCAGAGTATGAACTTTTTGCTGGTCTTGGTCGCTTTAAACGACTAGACTATGATTTTGAAGAAGGGCGTCCTAAAACATTTCAGAGGCCCCAAGATCAACCTGATTTCAATCCTCAATGGGTAGAAGCATATAAATTAAGTCCTACTCTTAATCCAGAAGATCGAGCTAGAAATCCAATGCCACGTCTTCGCAACCCGGATCCTAATGGCTATTTAATGACAACTGCTGAAAGTCGCGCTAAGAACGAAATAGAAGATAATAAGTCTGTTGCTGATTTACTTACAGAAGATACTTCAGCTAGTAAAAAAGAAAAAGAGAAAGAAGACAGGGAAGGAGAAGAGCTTGCTACACAAACAGAACAAGACACTGGTGTTAAGCCAATGACAACTTGATTTAAAATGGCAATATGGCAAGAGGCGCATGGCAAGTTCATCTGTAGGTAACCTATTTAGAAAATTAGTAGGACCAACTTCTCGTGGTGCGGCAGTTGCTGCGCTCCCTGGCGCAGGCCTTAACTTTGCTCTTGGCGCATTATCGGGTAACCCTGCTGCAGGTGCTGCATATGCCGCAGGTGACTTCTTGCTTAACTACCCGTTAGTTGGTTTAGCACGCAAGATTGCCCCTGGTACACCAGGTGGTATGGCTACTATTCGCACTAAAACAGGTCAGGTTATTCAGAAAGAAATTCCACACATGCCATCTCAGCTTGAAAGTGGTGTTAACTTTGCTGCCAGCCTTGCTTCTGCACCTTTAGTTGATATTGCAACACAAGGCAAGTTATATCCGCAAGCACAACAGATTGCGCAAGTTGAGCCGACGCAACAATCACAAGAGCAACAGCTATATCAACAAGCTCTTCAACGTCAGCAGATTAACCAACTTCAACAACAAGCCTTAGCTCCTGGCACACAATTCCAAATGCAAGGCATTGAACAAACTGCGTTCCACTACCCAGGTATTACCCTGCCTCCTGAGATGCGGGAACTCATGCAACCCAGTGCTTGATCATGGATGTTCTTCAGCAAGCACAACAGCTTTTACGAGATTATAAAGCTGGTTTTAAGACGGCAGATCGTATCCAAATGGATATGATTGCCACTGCCAAGGAAAAAAATCTTTCCTATGGGCAAAGCATCTTAGGTCCTGGCTTTAAAAAAGAACTAGGCGTACAAGGAATTACTGCACGTCAAACACCGGCGCAATTTCTTGGTGCTTATACATCCAGAGCTTTAATTGATGTTGCTAACGATGGAACGCGTTCATATTACTGGCGTTTTAACCATCCTTTAGCTATTGCAGATAAGTTGGTTGGCTTAGGTGTTAATAAAGATATGCTTGCTTCTCCTACGGCACGTGCAGCTATTGGCTTAGGTGTTGCTGTTCCAGCTATTGCTGCCACTGGCTTATATGACATCACTAATTTAGATGAGCAAGGCCGTCCAAAAGGTTTTGCTCAATCCTATGCACCAAAAGGTGCAGAAGATCGCAGAACAACTGGTCAACCAGTACAAGAAATATTTGAACGTTTTGTTCTTCAACGCAGTGGTGATCCTCTGAAATATGCTACAGCCAAAGCAGAAATTCCAGATCTTACCCCACAGCGATATGCAAACTACATGAATTTTATGTACCAGGACAAAGGTTTATTTGGTCTTGGTATCGTGAAGGGCACCATGGAAAACCTACAGGGTACTCCTGAGATCCGCATGCTTGGTTTCCCTGTCAATGCCCCTATGGTTGGTGGTTTTGCGGGCGGTACAGTCGCCGCTAACCTCGCCACTAGAGCCCCTGGTACCCCAAGGCAAAAAGCAGTGCGTGGCCTCATTGGAGGCCTTGCCGGCTCCTTAGGTGGCGTTGGTGTTGGTAACGTCGTTAACCAAGTCATCAAGAACAATATCAACAACCAACAACTTGCCGCTACACAATTAAATTCTCAACTGCCAATGCAGTGAGTTTAGTAACTGCTAGAATCAACTTAAAGAGGTAATTAAATTAATGGCTGATCCTATTTTAGATCCTTGGGCAACGCCATCAGCCACTGGAAGTACAAACTATAGTGTTTTATTTCCACAGCGTCAACCTGACGGTGGACAATCTTTTCAAGATCGGATTCTTAATCGAGCACGTCAAGCTCGCCAACAAATTACGCAAGCAGCTGAAACAAATATTCCACGTATGCGGGCCGCTGTTAAAGGGGCTCCTCTTGGTCGTATCGGCACCTTTGGCACAGCTGGTTTACTAGGTTATCAACAGCTTGCGCAAGGTGATACTTTAGGTGCAGCTGCAGAAGCAGTTGGTTCTCTTGGTGGTAGCGCAATTGCTGCAACCCTTGGAAGAGGTCTTATGGCTGCTCCAGGTCCCTTGGGCATTGCTGCTCGTGTTGGCATTCCTATCGTAGGTGGTTTGATTGGAGGTAAAGTTGCCGGTGGTTTTACCGGTGCTGTTGGGGCAAAGGCACAAGAGCCTACCGCTGAACCCATCTACATCCCTGGCACCAATATCCCACTTAATCAAGCTGCTCAGTACGAAAATCTTCGTAATCGTGACCTTGCTTATCAGTTGCGAGCCTCTAAAGCTGCTTCTGATCAAGATCTTGCCGTCAATCGTCAATACATGGCAGATGCACGCAACGATGAAATTCTTCGGAATAAAGCAATGCTTCCGATGATGGAGCAGATCCAACGCAGTAACCTGGTCAATGCGCAAGCCATGCTTGCTTCTCAAACAGCTTCTTATCAACAACTAGGACGCACTGCTGGCATGTTTAAACTTGCCCAAGGTGCTCAAGCTGAAACAGGTGCTACTCTGCGTACTGCCATTAGTAATAATCCATACATTGGCGCCACATTATCTGCTCCTTCCATTAGCTTTGGTTAATCATGGCTGATATCCCTCTCGCCGGTCAAACAGACACCTTCAGTAGAGCATCCAAAATTTTTGGTGGTCTTACACCAGAAGATTTTGGTGCGTATATGAAGGCTGTTCCTGGCTTGGATCCAAATACACTTTTTCAAACTGTGGTGTTAGGCAATTTGATTTCGCCTGATGGCGGCAGGTCTGAACAAGAGCGTATTGCTCAAGAACAACGTGAGGAAGCTAGGTTAAATCGTGTGCTTGATGCACAAGCTACAAGGCAAGCACAACAAGCAAGAGACGCGCAAAAACTAGGCAAAGAAAGTCTTGCCTTTACTTCTCTATACAACCAAATCAATAAACTACCTGGTACAATTGCCTCTGCTTTTGGCGGTGCAGGCGAGCGTGAACTAATGGCTAATTTATACGGCCAAATTCCCAGTATTGTGTCTGAAACCTATCGGACATTCCCCCGTCAGCAGATTCAACCGGTTGGCTACTCTACGCCAGCCGGCAACTACTTTTCGTAGTTAATACCTGTAGTAAACTAAGTTTAAATAAAGGTCGATTAGATGACAGCTGATTTTTGGTCTGGAGCTGGTGGTCCAATTGCATCTGCTGCCGTTGGCTTAGTAGGCTTACCTTTTCAGATTGCTTCTCAGCGTCGCCAGCAGGATATCATGCGTTCTGGCCTGGAAGCTCAGCTTCGGGCGCAAAACGCAGCTCTAGAAACAAATGCCATGCTCTCCAGGGAGGGGATGTATGGTCAGCTTGGTGAGAGTACGGCAGCACGTAACTTTGGGCAAATTGCAGCAGATTTAGACTTTGCTCGTCAACAGCGTGCAAAAGAACTTGAGTTAGGTCCTTTTGCTGAAAAACAACTTGCTTTTGATACCGATCGTGCTCGCCGCCAGTTTGATCTAGCTTCCTCTGCGCAAGCAAGAGAAGTTGGACAACGTGCAAATAAACAAGCACTAGAAGATAAAATGGCGGGTTACTTGGCAGCAGGCCGAGGTATGTTTGGTCCTATTGCTCCTGTTAATGTTGGTACAATGTTTACCTGAGGTTAATTATGGGCGGCGGCGGTGGAACATCAGTTAACTATACTCCTCCTAACATCCCAAAGGATGATAGTTTTCAGCGTTATTTAGAATACCAACAGTCTCGTGAACGTGCGGCAGAAGATCGTGCAGCGCAAGAACGTGCAGAAGCAAAAGCAAAAGAAAGCGCACGTACAGCCGCTGGCGCTGCCGGTTATTCAGGTCTTCGTAGTGGCATTGAAGCACAGCTGCGACAAGGGCTCATCAGCTATGGCGATGCCACATCTCAACTTCGTGACTATGCTGCAAAATATGATCTAGCACCACCAGAGCAAGATGTTTCTTCTCTTACAAATATCTATACACAAGAGTTGCTTCCAGGCCGAAGGGGTACCGCTGTTTCTGCTGCTTATGAGGAAATTCTTGGCCGTCAAGCCACGCCTGAGGAACTTTCAAAAGCACAAGAGCGTTTTAACCAGGGCTATTATCAAACCAATGAAGATCTGAGAGACGCTCTTACTCGTAGTCCTGAATATCAAAAGAAGTTTAATCAAAGCTATCTTGATAACTATTACGACACTCAGTACGGCAAACAGCTTACTGATGCAGCTGGTGAGAAAACAGGTAAACGTACTTTCAAATTTGATAAGAGCTTACTGCCCACTTACACAGCAGCAACTCAACAACGTACTGGAATTACTATTCCAGATTTCAAAGATCAGTTTGAAGGGACTCCGGCAGAGCTGGAAGAACAGACACAAAATATTCGCGATACCAGACAGTATCTTTACAGTGCAGGTTTGACTAACCTCCAAGGAGAAATTGATAAAGAAACACAGAAGTTAAAAAATGAAGGCACTAAAGAAGTTGCTAAGATTGGTGCCATGGGCAATGTCTATTCCAATCTTGTCTCCGGCTTCTGGTCCTAAGTATCAATTGCTATAATTACTTAAGAGTCAACATCTAAATAAATGACTACTACTCCTGCTGGCCAAACTGAAGCTGACGACTATTTTGATATCAATAAGTTTGAGCAGCTTCTCAATCGCCTGGAAGCCTCTAAAGGTCGTCAACAGCGTCAAAAGTCCACTGAAGGTCGCCGTGACATCTTTGCTCAGGGTCTTGCCAGCATGATGGGCAACTTCTGATCCATTCCTCTATAATTTCTTAAGCCATGACTTCTAGCGTACCGGCGGGTCAAACCGATGCCGATGACTGGTTTGATCTAGACAAATACCGCCAGGCTGCTGGCGTGGCTTACGAATTCTCTAAAAAGAAAATGGAGACTGCTGGTGAGCAAGAACGTGAAACCATCGGCAAGGGCGCAGAAGAACAACGTACCTCTGCTGAACAAGCCCAGCAGTTCAAGCAAAGAGACGAAGAACGAGACTACAATCAGGCCCAACGAGCATATCGATATTGAGCTCTTTGATTATTGGGTTGATAATCTTGATGCATCAACCCAAGATTCATTCTGTGGTTTTGCCGCAGATGTAAACTCTGTCATTGAGATCTATATCTATGCCAGGTTCCTTGGTTACAAGGGTCCTATTACTGCGTGTGAACTTTGGGTCAATACCAATTACCCAAAGCCTGATCAGCGCAAGAAACTCCTGTCTGAAATTGATGAGATGCAGGAGGACATCCGTAAGCTACGTACAGCCATTGAAGAAACTGTTGTCAAACGTGATGCAGGTGTTGCACGCATCGCTAACGTACAACGTGAGCTTCGTGGACACATCGATCAATTAGATCGTTTCATGTCAAATCGTGATCGCAAAGGACTCCTGATGTCTGGTGCTGATCGTGCTATTCGTGAGCTTCTTCTTGTCTTTAAAGATGACCCGATGGAGATTGCATTGGAAGAAGCTGCCATGAGTGTGTGGGCACGCATGCAAATGGAAGAGTAAATAACGTAGTAGAATTGAACAATCCCTGGATCTAAACCAGATATTCTTATGGCCAAAGGTAAAATGCCTCCTCAGTTTCTTGAGTACCTCAAGAAAAAAGAAGCTAAGAAAGAGGATGGTTCTGAGATGTCAGATAAAGAAAAGCGTAAAGCTGCCTTAGATAAAGCACGTAAATATAAAGATCAAAAGCAAAAAGCTAAAAAGTGACGTACTATTAAAGTACGTCTGATCTTTTGTTGTGCCCAGCTATACCCATCTTGCTTACCGCCGTAACGCGAAGGCCGCTGTCATGCGGCAACAAATTCGTAAGCCACGTAACGCAGAAAACATCACCAAGGCACAAAAAGACTTTGGTTTCTTCTGTGAGTATGTAGCAGATAAACCACCGGCTACACATCATAAAGAATGGAATCGCCACTTCGTAACGAAAGAAGACAGTAGCTGTCTGCTACATATTGCTGGACCCAACATTGATCTCTTGGCACCACGCGGTTCAGCCAAGTCCACAATCTTAGGTTTGTTTACGGCATGGGCTATCGGCATCCATACCATTGCCAAGAAGCCTCTGCAGATTCTTTATCTTTCCTATACGGTTGATATTGCTCGCTCTAAGTCGGCAACAATCAAGCGCATCATTGAAAGCAAGCGATACCAAGAAGTATTTCCTACTGTTCGCCTTCTTAAGAATGTAAACAGTAATGAGTATTGGTCTATTGACCATAAGTTTGCTGGTATTGATACCACGGGTGATGAGCAATTTACGCTTTGTGCTGCAGGCCTTAAAGGTTCGGTGACATCTAAACGTAGTCATCTAGTCATCATCGATGACGCCATTAAATCTGCTGCAGATATTTCTAATCCAGATATCCGCAAACAGATGCAAGATAACTGGAATGCTGTGATTGCTCCCACCATGTTTGAAGGTGGACGAGCAATCTGTCTTGGCACACGCTTTAGGCATGATGACATTCACTCCACCACATTCAACGAACAAAACAACTGGCGTCAGATTGTACTCTCTGCTATCCAGACAGATCCTGTAACAGGCGATGAATACTCCTATTGGCCTGAGATGTGGTCATTGGATTACTTGAAAGAAAAGAAAAGGCAAGCACCTATTGCTTTTTCTTTCCAGTACATGAATCAAGTCGTCAGACAGAACGAGTTGTCCCTGGCGCCAGAACTGTTGGTTAAGGCAGAGATCTCAACTGAATTCGACACTATTGGTGTTGGTATTGACCTCTCAGCTGGGACCAAGGAGAAGAATGACTATACGGTGATGGTCTTGGGCGGCCGCATCGGTGATCGTATCCACATCATTGACTACAGGCGCCTGCGTGTCATGGGTAACTTGGAGAAGCTTGACGCTCTTAAAGAATTGCTTAATGATTGGTCTATTCTCGGTCGCGATGATAACGGCAATTACTTTCCGACTCATTCAACTTGCGACATCTGGAGTGAAGCTGTCCAATACCAAGCATCACTAGAAGCTGATTTCAAGCGTGTATGTCTAAACAATGAAGCTCTCTACAACTTGATCTGGCATCCTGTTAAAGGATTCCGAGCAGATAAACTTGCTCGCTTCCGTGGAATCATGGGCATGTTTGAAGATCGCAAGATTATCTTCAATCGTTTCCGCAACTTCACAACCATGTTTGAAGAGCTGACTAACTTTGGCATCAGTAGTCACGATGACACGGTCGACGCGTTAGTATGGTTAGTAAATGGTCTTGCACGTAAAGGGCAACTACATCTGGATTATTGATTTAGAATAAAAAGAAAAGTTTAGTGCGGTGGGACCAGAGTACCTAGCAATCCTTGTTGCTATTGCAGTGCCAGCAGCAGGTGCTGGTACCTGGGTAGCTAACAAGATTCTTCAGAGGCATACTGAAAAAATCCAGCAAAGTCTTAGTTATACGTCCTCTCAAAAACGTAGGATTGATTCCTTGGAAGAGCAGATTAATCGCATGCCTTTGGACTATGTCCTTAAGGTGGACTTCTTAAGGGAAATTCAAGAAATGCATGATAACTTTCGTGAAATTAACAATAAGCTTGATAAGCTTATTGAAAAGCTTTTAGCAAAATGAGCTACATCATCGAAGTACAGGAAGCCGATAACGGTGACTGTTTCATCGAGTTACCAGATGAACTCCTTGAAGAAGTTGGCTGGAAAGAAGGAGACTTACTTGAATGGAATATCAAGGGTAATGGCATCATCCTTTCTAAGTTGAATGCAGCTGACGGCTACGAAGTCATAGAAGAGTAGAATACAAAAAAGCATTGATAGCCATGCGATACGGCGGAGAAGTAAACGTCCCTGGTGCCCCAGGTAATTTGTTCACTCGTAGCAATCTTATGGTGACACCAACTCCCTGCCAAGTTTGCTATGGTGCTCCACCAAGTCCTTTTGTTGTAGGAGTAGGTAATGTTGCAGGCGTAGCATCTCAAAATATTCCAGGTGGATTCACTGGTAAATCCGTCTTTTAATTTGCTAGTATTTAATAAAAGGCACCAATAATGGCTGGCGACGCTAAATCCCGACTTAAAGAAATTGTTGATTCTTACCTTGAGAAGGACGGTGGGGCTGCAATTGATACTGGCATTGTTGCGTCTCATCTTGCCCAAATGAAACTCTTTGGTATTCGCCAAGGGGTTGAGTTCTTTCCATCTCAAGACAACTTCGGCAATCAACGCAAAGACTTTATTGATCGTGTACTCAAATACAATCAAATTGATACACGCTTAGATTCCATCTGGGACTACTTCCTTTGTGATGGCCAGGGTATCTTTTATGTTCGTCCCACACAAAATAACTATCGTCTTTATTACTTTCGTAAGCATGAATATCGTAGCTTTTACAACGTTGATGGCGAGCTTGATGAAGTTGTAATCATTTACAGCTATCGCGTACGTCAAGGGTTTGGTTACCAGCAGGACATTGATAACTCAAGTCTTACTGGTCCACAAATGATGGGTCAAAGGGGTGCTAAACGCTACATCCGTCTTTCCATCAAGCGTAAAACAATTGAAGAAACTCATTCAGAAGGTGAGATTTCATTCGATACAAACTATCAAGTAGCCACTGGTAAAACAAAGACTTTTAAAAACACACTCGGATACATTCCCTGCGTTGAAATCTTTAACAATCCCAAAGGTTTCTCGACAGAAGGTACGGGTGAATTTGACGCACTTGCTAATCACATTTGTACGCATGATGAAATGGTTCGTACCATGCGTAAGAATGTACAATTCTTTGGTAATCCAACCCTTCTTTCTTCCAGGCCTAAGACAGACCTGATGGAAGCAGGTGGTGATTCCGTTGTTCAACGCCCTTCCATTGCAGCAAACTCTGGCTTCACTGGGATGGGAGCTTTATCTCAATCTCGCTTCAAATCAGATCCGGTATCACGTGGTGTAGATGGCCAGATCCGTGTGCCACGAGTCATTGCAAACCTGGAGCCAAACGATCGTGTTGGTTACATCGTCCCAGATGCAATCACTGGTGACCAGAATTCTTTTGCACGTCAATACCGAGAAGAAATTCGTACTGCACTTGGTGGCGTTGATGAACTTTCCATCTCTGCAGGTGTAACTGCAACTGAATACAAATCATTGTTTGGTCGTGTTGCCGCTACAGCCAAGAAGAAAGCAAATGCCATTTATACCTATGGCATCTGTCGTTGCCTTGAATTGATTATTTATCAAGAAGAGCGTTTGTTTAAAGAAACGCTTGCTGCAGCTGCAGGACTTGAGCGCCCCCTGGAACTACCAGAGGAATCAACAGATGAAGATATGCGGATGTATAACGACGCCATGAAGATGTTTGAAGATAAAGTCAAACAGCTTATGATGGCATGTCTAAAGACAGAACAAATCCCACCAGGTGTTCTTGGTTTAATTCCAGACGGCGATGTTACTTGTCTCTGGCGCTGGTTGGGTCCTGTTTATGAAGAGTCAACTCAAGATATTCTTAATAACTCCATCGTGGTACGCAACCTGCAGGAGTTAGGTGTTGATAGCATTGAAGCACTGAAATACCTCTTCCCGTCAAAAACGGATGAAGAGCGGGCCGCGATGTTATCGGGGTTCCCGTTCAGGATGGTAGGTGAACTACAGGGTGCATACTCTAAATTTGCCAGCCTTGTGGGGGGAATGATGCAGACCCCTCACCCGCAGTCACCAGATCTACCGATGGCTGCGGATCCGCGATTGGATTTAACCCCATATCTGTATCGCACTTTAGAAGCTCTACAAAAGGAGATGAGTTATGCAGGACGCTACCGTCCAATCGATCCCACAGACGAGCCAAGCACCGGCGGCGGTGGCTCCCAGCAGCTACGTGGCACCAGCCCCCAGCTACCAGGCGACACAAGCGCCGGCTCCAGTGGCGTATCAGGTGGGTACCAGCTACCCCCAAGCGGTACCTCAGGCAGCCCCCAGCTACCAATCAGCCCCTACTCAGTACGCCCCCCAATCCCAACCGGAAGCTCCACAGGCGAACCCATGGGAATCGGCGTTCAACAAGGTAGTGAACCTGCTGAGCGCTCCAGTTCAATCCCCGTTCCAGGGTCAACCATCGACTCCGGCGACAGCATATACCCCGGCCAATTACGGTCAGGTCAGCAGCCCAGCTACGCAACAATCGGTGACGCAGACCTGGTCTCCCAGCCAGGATTACTCGCCCAACTCTTCCCAAACCTCCTCGACTCCCTCCTTGGAGCAAATCGCGGATTACCTGGGAATGAGCCAGGAAAGCCGTCAGGTGATGGACGCGTTCGGGATCGAAGCTCCGGCTCTTCTGAACGGGTACGCCCTGAATCTGGAGGCAATGCTGGACAGCGCCGTCGAGTGGGGAAACCGCGCCGCTAATACAATCCAAGGTTATGCCCAGTTCGCTACCAACGAACATCAAGAGAACCTGGCATATAACGAGATCCTTACCAACCCAGATATCCTCAGCGATTACACGCTGAAGTTCTTTGGTCCAGAAGGCCCGTACCCTGTGTACGAAAATGAGACTCAACTTGAGACTCGTGGGTATCCAACCCAAGCAGTTCAGCAGCCACAGCTCGGTCAATTCCCTGCTCCTCCTGCTGCCGCTGCTCCTCAGCAGCCTGAAAACTTCTGGGGCACTTTTAACGAAGTGATGGAGCGTGATCCCCAGAATGCTTGGCGTGTCATCAACCAAGCTCAACCTCAAGTCCTGGCAAACAAACTGTTTGTAATGGAGTGATGCCATGCGCGGAGCTCTTAAATATGGCGTACCTCTTGCCGCTGGCTTAGCTACTGGTGGGTACGCCCTTTCTCAAGGGGAAGATCCAGGTTCTGCCGCACTTGCAGGTATTGCCGGTGGCCTTGGTGCTTATGGCGGCTTACGTTTAGCCGGACGTTATGCACCTGAAATTGCGGCTGCTTCTGGTGCAAATCTCAAGGGTCAAAAAGCAAGTGGTTTGACTAAAGAACAGATTCTTGCGCTTCCAGTTAAGCCTGGAACAATTGGTGAAGGTAAAGTTGCACAGGGACCTGTTAATCCTTCTCTTGCTGCAGCTCCTGAAAAAGGAATGGGTCCTTCTACGCGTTCTTATGGAAAAGTTGCAGCTGCCGGCCTTGTTCCCGCCTCTGCGCTTGCTGCTGGCCTCGGTGGCGTAGCACTTGGTGCTATTCCTGGTTCGATGGGTGTACCAGGTTTTGTCCAAGGTGGTGCTGTAGATCCTGAGGCCTATGGCTCCAGCAATTCCCCTGGTGCTCAGTATAAAACACCAACCATGCAGTACGCGTAATAAATAAATTACCGGCTGCTAAAATTTGTGTTAGATAAGACATAAATTGTCTGAATCTTTCACCTGATAAAAAACACTTCCTGCGACACTGGAGGATAAACTAAAGTGTTTCTCGATACCGACTTTCCAAAGATTCTTGGTGCGGAACTTTACCGTCCACACCCTGCCTATATTGCCGAAATGGCAGTGGAGCCTGTGGTTGTCCATGACTTCACTCGTCAACCTGGTCAAACCGTTCAGTTAGATCGCTACAAGTTCTGGGCTACTCCTGGTACCAAGGACAGCCGTGAGCGTATTGCCGACCAAACCATCGGTACCGCTAACAGCCGTAACATCACCAAGGAGAAAGTCCTGGTGGTGCTTAAGGAATACACTGGCCCTGCTGATCCGGGTGACCCGACTCAACCCAGCACCTTCAAGATTGCCCGCGAAACTCTGGTTACTGCTCAGCGTCTGCTGCTGGACACCGGTAACCTGAATATGTTCCACCAGTCGATCGGTAGCCTGACGCTGCTTGACGACTATCGCCGCTGGCGTGATCGCGTCTTCATTGACGAAATTGCAAAAGCAGAAGCTAATGGCGCTGCTTCTACTAGCCAAGGTGGCTACTACTTCCCTGGTGCAAAGACCAAAGATTCTTCTGGTCGTATCTCTTACACCAGCACTGAGTATGGCAATGAAGTGCAGCAGTTCTCTGTGCGCACTGACCTGCTGACCGTTGTTAGGGATCTGCGCAAGCGTAACGTCCCCACCTATGGTGATGGTCTGTATCGCTGCATTTGCGATCCTACCTTCATGATGCACCTGCGTCGTGACCCTGATTTCCGTGAGATTGCCCGTTACGCTGGTAATCCTGGTCAAGGCATGTACATGGGTAACCCCATGATGCCTAATAACTCCAGCTTCTTCCAAGGTCCTCAAGCTGGTCAGGCTTACTTCCTCGCTGGTGAGCCTGTGATGCCGACTGGTGTCCAGTTTGAAGGCGTGAAGTTCTTTGAGTCGACTAACTTCCCGACTAAGAATGTGAGCACATCTTTTGATGGTGGCTCCACCTATGCTTCTAAGGAAGTTGCTCAAGGTTACTTCTTTGGTCCACAAGCTGTTGGCGTTGGTATCGGCGGCCCGAACGCTCAGGTGCTGATCAACAACAACGACGATTTCAGCCGCTTCATCATCCTCATTTGGCAGCTGTATGCTGGTTTTGAAATCCTGAATAAGGACTTTGTGACCACTGGCTTCAGCTACGTTCAAGATGACGGTACCGTCTGATCGTTAACTAATACATCTCTCTAAAGGAAAGATAAATGACCTATTTGTCCGCAAAGAAAATCTACCCAGGTAACTGGGCTGAGCCCCTGAATGGCTGGTACAAAAACATTGATACCGATGATAGCGGTACCAATGACAGCTCTAAAGGCGGCCCTACTTCTGTCCTTGCACTTCCTGGCTATCGTTACTTCCAGCAGCGTGGTTATGTCCCTGTGACAACCACCTCTGGTGCTGGTGCCCAAGCTAGTGGCAGTGTAATTGTTCCTTCGCCATATCGTCAAGACGACACCCGTCCTGACATCACTGGCATGGTGATCTCTGGCAGCAGCACTCTGCCTGCTTACGTGTATCGCACCACCGTCTCCGTTGCTTCTGGCTGGGGCGATGGCCGTGTTGCTTCTGGCATCTACGCTGCCACAGGTAACGTCATCTCCTTTGGCCGCGATAATGGTGGCAGCCCTACCGCTGCTTCTGGCGTGGGTGAAGGCGTGATTCAAGCCAACCTGACTTCCACTACCTCTGGTAGCCAAGCAGGTGAAATCTTCTTTGCTGCTGGCGCAGCTGCTTATGGCACTAACCCCTTCGTCATCGCTTCTGGTGCCGCTGGTGTGACCGCCGGTAACGTGTACTACTCCGCCACTGCTGCTACCACTCTCAAGGTGTATGCCAAGGAGACAGCTAACAGCACTACAACGTCTGGTGGCTTCTACATCTCCAGCGGTGATGCAAGTGCCGGTAAGACCGGTTACCTGGTGGTCGAAGTGTGCTACATCCAACCTGATGTGGCTCCTGGCTACGAAGATATTGATGGCTACCTGACAGGTCGCACTGTTAGCTGATTAGGTTAAACTAGGACCAGAGTAATTCTGGTCCTTATGCTTTATCAGCACAAAAAGACGGGTGCACGTGTCAAAGTCGTTAGTGAGTGGGATAACGGCGATTGGTTCATGGTCGAAGATCAAGACGGTCGCCTCTACACTGCTTACAAAACTGAACTGCTACCTGATGAAGCTGCAACTAAAAAAGTGCAGACTCTACAGGTAAAAGATAAAGCAGCGAAGGAAGAGCCCCGTACCTTTCCACCTGAGACGCGTTTAAATGTCAATACGGCCACACCTCAAATGATCTCTGATCACATCAAAGGTATTGGTCTTAAAACTGCTCGTGAGATTAAAGACCTTCAGATGTCTTTATCAGGTGAAAAGTTCAATAGCTTGGAGCAGTTAAAACAAATCAAAAGAGTGGATTGGGATTCCGTACTCGCTGCTGATTTAATCCGAGTGTAATCTAAAGTGCAAAGTAAGCCCCTGGGAAACCAGGGGTTTTTACTTTAGAATTAGAAATAAAACGATAGATGGCTGGCATCACATATTTTGGTACTGTTGGATCCACAGGGACTTCCACTGGACCACATAAACATGTCTATGTGAAAGACATTGCCAGTGGTCAATACATTGATCCAGCAACAATTCGATCTGTACTTAGTGGGTTTCGCATTGGTAAGGATCGTATTCCAGCATTAACGAAAGATAGTGCTGGCAAATATATCATCAATCCTCAATCAGGGATTACACTTACTTCGGGTTTTGGCCATCGCTCTGCTCCAACTGCTGGGGCTTCTACATATCATCGTGGAGAAGATTGGGCTTTACCTGAAGGAACACCAATCTATTTTGAAGGAGCTGGTACCTATAAGCCACTTGCTAACCAAGGTGGTTATGGAAACTTAGCAACATTTACTACAGCTGATAACAAATATGAAATTGGTGTAGGACATATGCAATCCCTGGGTAAACCAGGTTCAATTACTGGTGCTTCTCAACCTACACAACAATCATCCTCTGATAGCGCTGCATTTTCTTTGTTGACTGAACTACTGCGTCCAACAAAAGAAGACAAACCTTCTCTGACTGAACAGCTGCTTAGTTCTGCAATCTCATCTAAACTACGTCAAAGAGAACCACAAAGTTTTCTTTCTTCTTACGCAGGTTTGTTGTCGCAAGCTGCCAATCCATACCAAGACGTGTTACTAGATTCCTCTTTACTTGGTATGAGTTGATTTGTTTCTTTTATAATAAAAGGACACCGGGTTTCCGAAGTGCAGCTTAGTGATTTTGATAAAAGTAGGGTGAGATATCACCTGGGATACTTCACGGTTTCTGTTCCAGCTGGTGACTATGCCAGGCTGGAAGAAGCAATGAATACCATCCCAGATTCTTACTTCTACGACAAGATCGCTATTCAACTTGGACGCTGTGATACAGCAGAAAAGAAAACTGAGGTTGCTACTTCACCTTCTACCCGCCTTGAAAGTATTGCTGGTGACGTTGATCGTACGATCAGATCCAGTAATGCCAAGGAAGCGCTGAAAGTTTGGGATGAGATTTATCTCTACGAAACCAATCGTTTAGCCGGTATCCTTTATGTTCCTAACTACAAGGATCCGTTCCAGGCCAGATACCGTTACGAACGCTCTGGTGCTGAATTCATCCAGGCGTTACCTGGACCCGCCGATACAGCTGTCGGTTCACGCATTTATTTAAGAGAGGTTTGTAGGTAGTCATGCCAAATTTTCAAGATCTACTTAACAAGGCTAGAGGTGCAGTTAGTGGAGCTGTAAGTAACGTTACTCGTCGTTTTAATCCTCCGGCAAGTCCGTCATGGCGATCTAATTGGCCTCCTCCGACCAGGCTTCAACAATCTGTTGCGCAAACCGAGCGGGATGCAGCAGCTGCAGCTACACGAATTAGGCAGAATCAACCAGCGGCAAATCCGCTTACTCAATTAGTTTCTGGAGCAGCAGGTTTAGCATCGCTCAGTCCTTTAGCAGGAGTAATGTTTCAGAGTGGAATTCGATCTGTTAATACGTTAATTGACCCGCAGACTGGACTTGTCCCTACTGTTACAAGGCTTGTACGTGGAGTGGGTAATTTTGCGCAAGGTCGTCCTTATGAGGCACCCTCTAGAGGTGCTGATATAAGTAGTTCAATTCGTGGCTTTATTGGCCCTACTCAAGATATTTATGAACAGCCTGGCGTTGGTTATTTTGATCGCCGCTCTGGTCGTTTCTTGGGGCGCGGTAATGCTGGACAACAAAGCACAGGTGGCGGCGGTGGCGGCCCTGCAGAACGCGCCTATCGTCAAGAAGTTTCGCGTACTGCTCAGCTTGCAGCACAAAATCCAGAGTTAACTCGTTATGAAAAGGATGCTGCAGATGCAAAAGCTTCCGGTGATCAAGCACGTATGGATGCAGTGCGTGATCAAGGTATGGCTATTTGGGCTGCCAAGTATGGCAAACCTGACAAGTATGGCAAACCTGGTTTAGCTAGTCGCGTCAAGCCAGGTCAGTCTGGATACGATGTAATCCAACGTACTTTATATCCACAAGGGGCTCCTCTTCCGCCTCTTTCTCCTGCTGCTCAAGGAATGCTTGATGCAGTTGCGCCAGTAAATTCACAGGGTATCCGTCCTGACATCACACCAATGCCTGGGCAACTACCTGCTTTTGGCACAGCATCAGAAGCAATGTATCAAGCTGTTACAGATGGTGGACGGTTGGTTACTCCTATGTCTGCTCCTGCTGCTCCGACGCCTCAAGCAGCTGCTGCTCAAAACCTGGTAGATATCTATAAAGGTGAGATCACAGGTGATGATGAGTTTGCCAAGCGTTTGCGGGCAATGCAGCAATATATTCAATAGTCTTTAAACTTTCTTGGCATTGCTACGGCATGTAAGCCCAGCCAACTGGACACGAATCTTTTGATTCACGGGGGCCAGTGTTGTTGCTTTAAAACCATGATTCTTTGTCCTCGATTTGTTAAACGAACCTTGACCACTCTTGCCACAACCCTGGCACTCCAAACAGTTTTTATTCCTGGTCTCAAGGCAAGTTCAAATTGGGTAGGAGAATAAGGAAACAAATACCATGGCTACACCACGCGTAGGTACTCTTCCACATGCAGAGCGGATGGCAATTTTTAATGCCGCCCGTCAACTTAAATTAGATCCTTACGAATTTGGAGGCTTTCTTAGCCTTGAGTCGGGTCCTAATATGGATCCAAACATCCGTGGTGGTGCCGGTGGTAACTACTACGGCATGATTCAATTTGGACCAGGTGAACGACAAAAGTATTTAGATCCTGCCAAGATCGGTAAGTACACACGCGCTGAACAAATTCCTCACGCTGTTCAATTCCTACTTGATCGCGGGTTTAAACCCGGTGAAATGGGTGTTGAACGGGCCTATGCCACTGTCTTAGGGGGTAATCCCAATGTTTCCTTAACAGCTAAGGATTCCTTTGGCACATCTGTTGCTGGTGCTGCACCTCGATTTAAGAAAGGTGGCGATCTTTACGAAAGTGCTCGACGGGTACTTGGTGATGTACCAAGTGATTTAGGTGCCACATCTACTTCACAAGCTGTTCAACGAGGCAATTCCTTTGGACAAATGCTTGTTGATTCTGTTGTTAAAGCACTGATTGAACGCAAACAAAACCAACAGCCACCTTCACCTTTGTCAGGGATTTTAAGCCCTACTGATTTATTTACTCAATATGGTCTCCACTCAATTAACCCCCTGGAGATGTTCCAATAATGGCTACACCTTCTACAAGGCGTTCTTACCTTTCGGATGACGCATTACCAAGTGACTGGCTCCAGTATTCCACTGGAGCCAAATCACTTCCTTTTATTTCTACGGCAGGTGCTTCTACGGCATTTGATGAACGCCCTAATACACTGATCAGCTCCTTGTTTAATAGAGCAAGTGAATTTAGATCTAAAGGTGGTCATAGAGGAAATACCTTCCAGAGGTTTTTAAACCTGATGAATAATCCAGAAGCATTGGCACAAGACAAGATGCAAGTACCTCCAGCATTTGCAGCTTTCTCTCAGTTTGGCCAATAAGAAAAAATTAGACTAGAATGTTGGTACTAACAGATATTGAGCGGTAACAGTGTCGTCTACTAGGGATACAAATTAAAAGTTTTTGTTATTTAGAATTTGTTTTTAGCAAAGGCTTTTTCAAGGGGCCATCCTTTGTTTAGTCTTTTTTGCATTGATTGGGGTTTAATACCTATTTCTTTTGCCCAATCAGCAATGCACATTGTTTTGCCATTGAAGGTATAAAGACGTGTAGCACGTTTACCACCGCGATTACGTGTTTGTTCTTTTCGTGTTGCCCATTTACAGTTATCTTTACAGTAGTTTCCATTGTTGTCAATACGTTCTAATTCCATTTTGGGATCAGGTTTAAATCCCATATCTTTTAAAAACACACTAAAGTCTTCCCAAGCAGCGTCATACGTAATACCACGCCCTCCGTACCTCGCATAATGACTAGTGCCAGAATGGTTACAACGTGATTTCATGGCACACCATGAGCCATATTCAGGTGTTTTGTCACGATTGCCGCCATGTTTAAATGCAGCACATTGTTTTGAACAATACACATAACCCCGATCACGCATTCTTTTTCTATGCCACGCAGCCGCATTACCAAATCTTTCAAAAAGTTGATTGCAACGATTGCACTGAAATACTGTTTGTACCATTAGAATAAAAGAAGTTTTCGGAGGCCCCTATCAATCTACCAGAGATAGGGTGTTTAAGCAAATATCCAGTACTAGCTCGAATAAACAACCCGTATTTAGTGATCGCCCACTGTTTGATTCGGTGCGTGTCACTACACAAACAGTTGGTAGTGCATCCACAAATACACTGTTTGTGCAAGGTGGTCAGGCACCATCCATCCTTGTTGACATGGATGCTGCCCTAAGCGAAGACACAAACTCTGGTGGTGTTGTTGACTCCATCACCATCGTACGTAATGATGCTTATCGTGCAGCTGATTACACAGTTAACGCATCAACCTCTGGCACACCCATCTCCTTGGTCAGTGGTCAGATCGTATTCATCTCCAGCACTGGCGTACTGACCGGTGGAGGCGCTCCTTTCAGCGGTTACGGGTACTACACCTACACAGGCTCTAGCACCCTCACAGGCGTCAATACAGCCCTTAACTACTCCGGTGGCATTGCGAGTGGTTTTGATTACAAAGGTGTTGCTTACGGCTACCAGCCAGCTGTAACCTTTGCTTTCTATCAAACACGTGGTACAACTACACCAATTCCTGGTTCTGGTGACTACCGTCTTCTGTTTGCTAAAACAGTTCCCGCCAACAGTGGTACTGTTGATTGCAGTGATGTAATGCCGCAACTTGCATATCCAATGCCAGCTGGGGGTAATACCACAGGCCTTGGCTCTACTGCTCCTCTACGCAACAAAGGGATTTACCTGGAGCGTGGTGATCGCATTTATGTCGGTGTGTTCCCAGATGGTCCTAATAGCTCTGGTTACATCCCTGGCGCACACGTAATTGCTCAAGGTGGTTTCTTCTAATTATGGCAAAAAAGAGTGGAAGCTCTTTTGGTAATTTTCAAAGATCAACCATATTTGACCCAAGGCCTGTAAAGCCAATCACGACAGAATTTTCCAAGGGTTCTGTCCCTGATTCTTTGTATTCAGTTAATAGGGAAGCGGCATGGACAAGATGGCGCCGTGGCTTTGAGATAGCCGTTTCTTCCTTAATGGACAACAACTATGAATACTCTTTTTCTTATCGTATTCCACTTCCACCAGGTGTTCAGCCAATAACAGGTAATTACCCAACAATTCCTGGACTCTTCCAAGGCTTTCCTACATCCTGTAAAGAGTTTGGCATGCATTGGGCAGGCACTCGTGTAGCTGGCAGTCTACGTTTAGATAACATACGCAATACAAAAATCTTAGATACAGAATACTGGCCTGATTCAGAGTTTGAAGACTACGAAAACCCTGGTCTTTTCTTTGATGAAGAAACACATTCTGCAACAGTACCAGCATCTATTGAATCTGTAACAGAAGATGCTGATTATTGGTATGTGCAATTGGCTGGTGGATGGAGTGAAACAACTCCTTTACCTCCTCCTCTTTATGTGCCTGTACCGGGTATTCCAGGTGGAATCAAGGCAATCAATGGTGAGGTGCTAGAAGATCGAATCTTAACTGTAGGAGGTGTTCCTGTAACACGCGATACAATTGATCCACAAACACAAAAAAGATATGGCTACGTTCAAGCAGTTTTAGTTGAAACGTATCCTTCTACAGGCATACTAAAACTGCGCAAAGCAGGTTCTGTTGAAGCAACACCGGATCGTACGCTAGTAACTCCTGCGACAAGACCACCTTCTATTGGAAGGTTCTTAATGACTGGAACACGTTATTGTTGCTCCTGTCAAGACTTTAGCCGTAGAGAATATTCATACATGACAACATTAACAGATAGTATCAAGCGTAAATTTCCTCGTACCAGCCTTGCTTCTCTTAAGCCTGGTCGTTACGAAATTATGAAAGATCGCTTGAATAACGTAGACAACAGTGCAATGACACCGGGGAACACAAATAGAAACATGACGATTGTGTCACCTTCCCCTGAATACAACGTTCCTCCTACCATTACTCCTAACTCCTCTACAGTACCTGGGACCACACGAGATAATCCTGGTGTATTTAGAGATTTTGGTGCCATGTATTTACGGTCTAGTACAGACCCCTCTCTACCTGGTGCCAGGGCAGATGGTATGCCTATTTATGAAGACTACACTTCTAGTGAAGGAGAGATAACAAGTATTGACGACTATTGGGCTCCGTTGTTGGATGAGATGCGTTACTGCAAGCACATCTATGCAATGAAGTTTAGAGAAGATGTGTTCCCACCTGAACCTTCTGATTTCCCAATGGGACAAGAAAGCATGGTGGAATGGGAACAGAAACTTGTGTTAAAGGCAGAAACAGAGGTTGAAAGGCAATCAGCATTAACAACAAGAGCCTTGTCTTACATGGATGTTCCTCCTTACAACTGTCAATCTCCAATGATGATGCCGATGATGCAGAAATTGTTTAACATCCCATCTACATTCATTTTGATGCAAGGCTTTATTATGTATGATAAGGATGGAAATTCCTATGTTCCATCCAACGGTGAGCGGCCGCAGGCGTAACCAGTTGCTGTAAAATAGAAAAACACAGGTCGATATAGGTAATGCTTTTATTAACCTCTACATCAGATCGTATTTTACTGGTTACCAGCAGTGCTGATGCTATTGAGGTACATGCTTCTTATGTTGATAACGTAGCCGGTGAAGTTGTTCCAGGTAGAGCAAACACCTTAATTTCTACGGCAACAACAACTACTATTGTTTCAAGTCCTAGTGCAACTACAACACAACGTAACGTACGTACTCTTTACCTGAAGAATGAAGGGCTTGGTACCAATACACTGACAGTTAATCATGATAATGGGACAACAGTATCTACAATTTGGCAAGGTGACTTAGCAACAGAAGAAGAGCTGAGTCTTGTTCAGGATGGAACCTGGAAAGTATATGCAGCAAATGGTTTAGAAAAAGTTTATACAATGATTGGACCTACGGGTCCTACAGGCCCAGCTGGCGGCCCTACAGGTGCCACGGGTCCTACAGGTCCTATTGGTGTTACAGGTCCTACTGGCGTACAAGGACCAACAGGTACTCAAGGACCTACAGGCCCACAGGGTTTAACAGGTGTCACTGGTGCTACAGGCCCTATTGGCGTAACAGGAGCCACTGGACCACTTGGTAATACAGGTGGTGTAGGTGCCACAGGTGCCATTGGCCCAACAGGACCAATCGGTGTCACTGGCCCCACAGGCCCTATCGGTCCTATTGGTGTTACAGGGGCTACAGGTCCTATTGGCATTACGGGCGCGACAGGTGTTACTGGTGCCACAGGTGCAGTAGGTCCAACTGGGCTAATTGGTGAAACAGGCCCCATTGGTGTAACAGGTGCTACAGGTCCCGTTGGTGTTACTGGTGCAACTGGAGTTACCGGTCCTATTGGCGTAACAGGTGCTACAGGCCCTATTGGTGTTACTGGTGCCACAGGTGCAGTAGGCCCTGGAGTTGCATCAGGAGGTAACGTAAATGATCTGTTAACACGTGGTGCCGGTCCTGACTACACAACTGTCTGGACTGCAACCCCAACGGTTAGCAAGCTGGCAATCAATACAACTTTAGACTTAGCACCAAGTTCTGGTGAGCTTAGTTGGGATCCCACAGAAGGAACCGTGCGCCTTGGAACTCCAGGTGTAACGTATCAACTGGGTCAAGAAATATCGTTCAAATGTAAAAATACCTCAGCTGACAATATCCTGGATGGTGAAGCCGTCATGTTCATGGGGGCAGATTCAACTACTGGATACATAGAAATAGCCCACATGATAGCCGATGGCACTTTGCCTGGCTATGTATTTTTTGGCGTGGCTACAGAGCCTATTGCAATCGGTGCTGTAGGGTATGTCACAACATTAGGCAAGGTACGTAATGTTGATACGAGTGCTTTTCCCGAAGATTCGGTCCTTTGGTTAAGCCCAACAAATCCTGGTGAATTTCAATTAACAGAACCAGAAGCCCCAAATCTAAAGATTGCCGCTGCTGCTGTTATTAAGTCACATCCTACAAATGGCATTCTTTTTGTAAGGGCTGAAACGGGTCGCAACATTGCTGACTGTCATGATGTTGATGTTGGGCTAGGTGCTTCTAATCTTCAATACTTGGGTTGGACAGAAGCTTTTCAGCGCTGGCAACCTATTACGCTACCAAATGCTTCTCCACGTAGCATTACTATTGCTGCACCACAAACTGGTGATGGCTTTACGCTTTTTAGAACAGATAGAGAGATTACGTTTTCTTCTGTAATTGGAATAGTGCAGGGGAGCTCAACACCTAGTGTTACTTATGAAATACGCTATGCTAGCGATCGGAGTACATCAGGTACTTTAGCCATGGCTCCAGATACAGTAACTAATTCAACTACGGGAGATTCGGCTGCAATTCAAAACCAACCGATTGCTTCCGGATATTATATCTGGCTTAAGATTACTAATGTCAGTGGAACCGTAGACGAATTTAATGTATCCATTGCATTTTGACGCTAAGATATAGGTAAGTAAGCTACAGCTATGGCAACCTTTAATAAGTTCAACTCTTTCGTTGAAGCGCTTGCCGAGAAGACTCATAACCTCGGCTCTGACACGCTGACGGTAGCACTGACTAACACTGTGCCCGTTAACACCAACACGGTGATTGCAAACATCACCCAAATTGCCTACACCAATATCCAGAACGGCACCACCACTGGCCGCA